TCACCGCTCCTGCACGTGCTGCTCGCTGACCCAGCACGCCCAGTTCCTGACGCGCCGGTCGTTGACGTGGACGTAGACGCACCCGTTGGCTCGTCGTCTGACTTCGCCGTCCATGACCACCCACCCGTCGCGGTCGAACAGGAGCTTGACGCGGACGGGCGTGCGTTCGGTGGCCTCGGCTTTGATGCTGCGGGCGTGGGGGCCGTTCTCGTCGCGCTCCGGCCAACACTGGTTCTCGACCCACTGCCAGTGGTGCGACGGCATTGCGTTGCCGGTGTTGGTGTGGTGCGGGATGGGCACGGGGTGAGCGTAGGGGCGGGGTCGGACTTTATGGGGTCGCCATAAAGCGCGCTAAGGCTCGTAATCCCTGCGATTTCAGGGGCGACGTTCATAACGTCTCACAGTTTTGGGTGATTCGTGGCGACAGCAGAATGCGCCATAGTTATGGACCACCCAGGGAATGACGAAGCGCCCCCGACGCCGGACCGAAGTCCGACGCCGGGGGCGTGGTGGGGGTGTGCGGTTACGTGGTCGAAGGTGCGACGGTCGCGCTCCGGAATCGTCTAGCCTGTGGCGGTGACGTCCACCTCGGTCAGCTGCTCCTGACACGGAAGCCGCTACGCCGCGCGCTCGATCACGACACCGATGAGCGAGGCATCTTGCGCGTAGGTATCCGCTCCGTCTGCTGCGAGTCGTCGCACTCGCATGGGCATGGGCCGGCCGGTCACCGAGGCGCGAGACACGATCTGTCGGGCGTAGACGCTGGGCGCCCCGGCGTTGTTGACCGCCATAGTCCCCTGTGTGGCGGCCTGAGCCGGGACCACGGTCGAGGGCGCGGCGTTGGTCGCGGTGATGTCCACCCCGAGGTTGCCGATCTGGATCTGCCAGACGATGCCGTTTGTCGAGCCCGTGAGCCCAGAGTTGGCCGGCGTCGTAGCGATGACGGTCAGGTTGAACGACTGCCAGTACGAGGGGATGTCGACGACGGTGTGCGCCGTCTCCTGCGTCGCCGGGTCGAACGCCATGCCGATCACGTCGGCGAGTAGGCCGAGACTCGGCGCGCCCTCAGTGGGCGTGAACGCTGACGCCGGGACGAAGATGCGGGACGGGCGCTGCACCGTCGACGGCTGCGTGCGCGTGCGGCGCATGAAGTCCTGGGCCGCCCGCGACCACACGACCGACCCGGCGGCGTTGGGGTGCAGCCCATCGGACAGCAGCCAGTCCGCCGCGTAGTTCGGGTTCGCAAGAAAGGCCGAGCCGGCGTCGATGAGCCCGTACCCCTCGGTCGCCGCGAGGGATGCGATGGCTTGGTTCTTGACGATGCCGTCGGTGAACTTCCCGTTGGTGGCTGCTCGAGGGTTCTGTGCCGTGAGCGCGAGCTGCGTGCGGGGGTTGTAGTTCAGGACGCCCCGGGCGAGGGCGAGGAGCTCGGGTCGAATGTCCTGGTACGTCTGGTTGTGCCCGTAGTTGGTGATCGTCATCTCGGCGGCGACGACGAGCTGCTGAGCGAAACGGGTGTACGAGTAGGACGCGGTGGCGCCGGGCATGGACGCGTTCCAGATGTCGAGGAACAGGCCGCCCGGGACGATGTTGAGGGAGTCGATTGACGTGCCGGCGACGGTGCCGTTGGCATAGAAGCCGACCGTCGTCGGCGACCTGAAGACCTGTTGCTCGACGGTGCTGAGCGAGTATGTGAGGGTGACGCCGTTGACGGTGATCGTGACGGTCTGCGCGCTCGTCGTGATCGTGACGGTCTTGACCTGCCCGTTGGTGATGCCGAGGCTGCTGGCTGCCCCCAGGGAGGTGAGGGTGCCCCCCTGGCGCTTGTAGAGCGTCATCGACGAGAGTCCGATCTCGACGAACAGGTGGTTCGCGTCGTCGGCGTGCCGGATGAAGAATCGCGGGTTGGTGCCGGTGACGAACGTGTGGTCGACGGTCATCGTGTAGTCGGCGCGCGGGGCGGCGATGAGGAAGTAGGCGCCGGACTGGGACGGCACGAGCTTGTTGCTGGTGACGGACAGGGTGCCGCCGCCCACGATCAGGTACGCCGCTCCCGAGGAGGTCAGGGAGTCCGTGGTGACCTGACCGTCGGCTCGGTCGTAGGTATCCGCGACCGTCGGAGGCGGAATGTCGGTGCCTGCCGAGACGACCGTCGGGGCGTCGTAGGTCTGGGTGGAGTCGTTCCACAGGCGGTGACGCACGGCGTACCGGGGGTACTGCGTGCCGAGCCACTGGGCGAGTAGGTAGACCCATTCGGTGGGCTCGTTGCCGGTGGAGTCGCCGAGCACCTGCAGGGCGGCAGATTCCCTGCCGATGCCGAGCTTGGTGAGGAGTGCACCGGGCTGTCCGGAGAATGCCTGCTTGCCGGCCGCCTTGGCTGCTGCGAGGGTCAGGATGTCCATGCGGTCACGCTCCTGCGAAGGTCGAGCCGGTGGGATTGCCAGCGGAGTCGTAGGTGAAGGTCTCGACCAGGTCGCCGAGAGGTGCGGGCATGTCCCACGCGCAGGAGACCGGGTTGCCTGCGGCATCCCACTGGAAGGTCTTGACGAGGTTCCCCAGGGGAGTGGTGAGCGTCTCGGTCGCGGGCAGGCCGCCCGACCACGTGACCGAGGTGTTGGTCGCGAGAGCCTGCACTCTCTGGGCAGAAAGTGCAGTCTGGGTCTGCGAGCCGACCGCCTGGATGTTGTCTGCGGTGGTCGTATCCAGGTCGGTCAGCGCCGCCTCAGCAGCTTCCGCCGCGGCCAGCGCCTGGGACGCCGCCACCGACGCATCCTCGGCCGCAGCAGCAGCCTGGGCGGCCAGCGCCTCAGCCTGTGGGATGCCGATTGCGGTGGCGTTGTCGACCGGTCCAACCGTCGTCAGGTCCACCACTGCGTCCGTCGGCACGTAGATCTGGTGCGAGGCGAGCGCGATCTGACGACCGTTCTTGCCCTTCACCTTGTACGAGACGTTGTAGACCCAGTCCGTCGGGTTCAGGTCCGGGTCGTCCGTCGCGATCAGGTCCACGCCCCGGTACGCGGGCAGTCCATCCTCGCCCGGCGTGCACAGGTAGCCCTCGTCGTCCAGGACGCCCGCGATCGGGTCACGCAAGATCGACACCGGGTTCGGGGACGCCGATGGGTTCCGCTCGACCACCGTCGAGGCCACGAACGTCACCTCGCCCGACGGGGCGATGAAGTCTGGGCGAGTCCCCGAATCGGGACCATCCGTCACATCCGACAGCGCCTGCCAGACGACACGGCCATACGACACGTTCGGGGGCGGGGTGATCGTCATGCGTGCTCCTGCTCAGTTCGTGCCATCGGTCCACGGCAGCGGAGGATTCAGGTGGGGGTACTTCCGAGCGACCCACTGCTCGGGCGTCTCGTCTCGGCGCTGTGGTCGGTGCTGGTGCCACAGGCCGCGCAGGACGAGCAGCACGGCTCAGCCCTCGGCGCGGTGCTGGCCGGGCTCGGAGTCAAGGTCCACCGGTTCGAACTCGTCCAGGTGATCCTCGTGCTCGAGGTCTTCCGGCGAGTCGAACGGCACCCCGGCAGGCTGACGGTTCGGAATGGCGTACACAGCCACCGCGCCCGCGATGGCGACGATGACGGTCAGCAGCTTCCCGACCTCGGTGTCAGCGCCGTACACGGCGAGCAGGGAGGTGGCGACGGCGGACACGAGGCCCGCGACGGCCTTCGCGTAGTAGGCGACCAGGTCGAGCGTCAGCATGTCAGCCCACCTTCTTCTCGAGGGCGGACAGGCGGCGGTCGATGGACTTGACGATGCGGGTGACCTCGCCATCGGTCCGCACACCCTTCTTGCCGTTCTTGACCGCGTTGTAGACCACGCGGAGCATGGCGTCCTGCTTGGGGGTCATCTGCTTCTCCTTCGTGCTGGTGACTGCCTGCACGGCACGCCGGAACGCGGCCATGTCGATCGTTTTGCCGTTCACGCCCGGATCCCACTTGCCGGCGGTGGAGCACTCGGCGTGGGAGACGACGTTGGTTCGGGGCCAGCCGTAGTGGTCGCACAGGGCTGCGACGAGACGGTGGTAGTCGTCTTCCATCGACCCGGGCCACGGTTCGGAGCCGGACAGCATGGCCTCAATGCCGAGCGACTGGGTGTTGCCGTCGCCCGCTGAGAGGAAGTTGACGCGGCGCACGAGTCCGGCGTGGTTCGCGCGTCCGGCGGCGATGACGTACACCTCGCTGTTGCGTCCGAGGCCGAGCTGGCACAGGGGGCCGTTCAGTCCAGGGCGACCCTGCGTGAGGATGCCGCCTGCGACGCCCATGCCTCCGCCCTCGGAGCCGGTGTGGTGCGCGACGACACCGCGAGGGAAGAACTGGCCGGGGCGACCGCGGTTCTTCCAGCCGGGCACCTCGATGACCTTGAGGCCGGATTTGCGGCAGGCGACGTCGAGGTCGGTGAGCAGGCGGTAGACCACGGGAGCCTCCTGGGCATGGGTGAGTGGCCGACCGGGTGGGGTCGGCTGGCAGGGGTGGGCTGCTACTCGGGTGTAGGGGTGGGCTCGACGGGCGGCAGCTCGCCGCACGTGAAGTCCTGGGTGGTGCCGTCGGTGTAGACGACGGTGTACGTCTGGGGCGTGAGGCCGCTGGTGCAGCCGATGGAAGCGATGCCGCGGCCGGGCTCGCCGTCCTTGCCGTTCGTGCCGTCCTTGGGGGCGGGCGGGGTGCAGTCGTTGCGGGCCGAGCAGTAGGCGGCCACCTGGGCGGCGACCTGCGCGTCGGTGGCGCCTGGACCCTGCGGGCCGGCCACGGTGGAGTCCTGCCCGTCCCGGCCGTTCCTGCCGTCGGCGCCGTCCTTGCCGTCCTTGCCGTCGTCGCCCGGGATGCGCAGGATGCGCGGCAGGGGCGTGGACGGGTTGACCACAGGCTCTTCGCCCAGGCCCTCGATCTGCTCGACCAGCAGGTTGATCTTCGTGCGGTCCTCGTTGATGGCCTCGCGCAGTTCGGCACGGTCAGCGATCGAGAGGCGGTCCACGCCCTCGAGCTGGTCGTTCTCCGAGGCCAGGGACAGGACCGTGAAGACCAGCCACGCACCACCCGCCACGAGCGCCAGGATGAGGGCGTACTTCAGCCACTTGCGGATCATGACGCGCCCCCCGACGCGTTGAGGATGAACCCGACCACGCCGACCAGCGTGCCGAGGCCGGTGAGCGCGATGCCGATGCCCCATCGTCGTGACCCTTCGATGCGCGCGGCCTGTTCCTTCATCGCGGTTTCGCGCGCCTGCTGTTCGGTTGAGACCGCGGCGATGCGCTCGACCCGCTCCTGGGCCAGCCCAGCGGTCAGTTCTTTCAGGTTCTCGCCCATCGACTTCATCTCCGCATCGCGGGTCGCGAGGTACGCCAAGAGGATGTCGTTGGTCGGCATCCGATCCAGTCGCACGCCGATGTCGCGGAAGGACGTGCGCATCTCGTCACGCAGATCGTCCACGCGGCGCGAAAGCTCGGCCGGGCGCGGCTCCTCAGCGGTCACAGGCTGATCCCCGCCTTCTTGAGATTGGTCGTTGAGCGGGGGGCGACGCGCATCAGGCGCCCTCTCGTGTGAAGGTGACCCGTTGGCGCAAGATGTCCAGCTCGCCGACGACGCCAGAGGTCTCGACGGTGCGGAACGAGACTGTCTGCCCGGCCGCGAACCGACGGGTGAACATGATCTGCTGACCGACGGGGTAGGAGCCATTGGGCACCATGTCCGAGCGTTCGATCTGCGGCGTCGCGTCACCATCCAGCTCCCACACCAGCGTCCTGCGGCCGGTGCTGTTCGCCTCCCAGACCAGCGAGCACACCACGGCGTACACGCCCGGCGTGATGCAAGTGAACGCGTAAGGCGACGTTGACGCCATGGACCACGCGCCCGAGACGATCGGGTTGGAGCCGAAGAAGCGCAGGTACCCGGTGGGGGTGAGCCCCGAGGTGTCCTGCCACATCGAGAAGTTCGAGACCATCGCGGTGTCGACGTACCCCTTGTTCGCTGCGTGGTCCGGCATCAGCGGGTCAGGGACGGTGGCGATCTCGGAGACCGCGAGGGCACCCACCTTCAGGTCCGACACACGCGTCGCGCCGGACGGGTCGACCTGCAGTCCCGTTGCGAGCGCAGTTATGTCGATGTTGTCGAACTCGAGCTGCGCGTCGAGTGGTTCGTTGGAGCTGTGCGAGTCGGTCCGCGAGTAGAAGCCGACACGTCCGGGCGCCGGTGTCAGTCCGGGGATGATCCCCGACCACTGGTACGCCCACGCGGTCGCGCCCCGCGGCTTCGCGGCGAAGGACACCGACGAGCCCCTCACGACGACCTCAAACGTGTGCCAGACGTCCACGGGCAGCGTGAAGTTCAGGCCGTTGTCCAGACCGCCGACGGTCTCGATATCGGCCAGGAGTCGCACGCGACCCTGGCCCTTGATCTGCAGGTCCACCGCGTCGTTGCCGACGATGCCGTCGAGGACTTGGTCCTGCTCCCGCAGCAGCATGCCCGCGAAGAACGACCAGTTGGCCCCACCAGTTCGCCGGACGTCGAAGGTCACGATGGTGTCCTGGGACATCTCCGGCAGGACGGACGGCTTCGACAGGTACACGAAGTCGAAGTCGTTACGGTCGCCAGCGGCGGCCCGCTCGTTCACGACCGCACGCAACAGGGCCTGCGCCTCGCCGGCCTCGCGGGTGGACACGAACTTGAGCCGTTCACGGCTCGGGTCCGTCCGCCTCAGCACCCAGTCAGGGGTGGGGCTCCCGACCGGGAGGCCCGGATCATCGAGGCCCGACCACGTCTCGAGGTACTGCCCGGAGCTGCCCTCGGCGATCGAGATGGTGCCGCCCACGATGCTGACGCCTTCGAGATTGACCGCTGACAGGTCGGACACGCGCAACGCTTCGATCAGGGCGTCGTTCGCGACCAGTAGGTCGGCGGTGATGACATCAGCGGCCAGGTGGTACGTCTGGATCTCGTTGTCGCCGATCTGGGTGCGGACGATCTTCGACAGACGGATCGGGCCTACTGTCGTCGAGGTCGGACCGTCACCGTCGGCGTCGAACGGGACGGCCCGGAAGTAGTAGTCCACGCCCTGGGCCAGGGGTGCCCCGCTGATGGCCCGAACGGCTCCCACGCCGCCGTTCTCCACCACGCCGACCTGCACGAACGGTCCAGCCGGATTCGTAGAAACGAGGACGCGAACCTGTACGGGGTCCGCGTTCGTGATCTCGCTGAGCCGAACGGCCACAAAGTCGGTCGCCGCGAACGCTTCCAGCGTGGGAGCGGTCGACGGCGGGTTGCCGTCGGTGAGGGCGGCCGGCGGGATGGTGGTGTCGGGATCGATCAGTCCGCCGTCGAGCACTGCCTTCGCCCGGTCGACCGACACGACCTCCCACTCGCCGTACTCGTCCTCGCGAACGGTGACGGTCTCTGCGTCGGCAAGTACCTCAGTGACGCCCTCCTCGGCGACTGTCGCATCGTGCGTCAGCCGGACGCCATCTAGCAGCGTCGGGACAAGGTGCTGCGGCACCACCACGTCGTCGAGCGCCTCGCCAGTCTCATCGAGGATCACTGCGGCGGTGGTCACGTTCGACAGGGGCAACACCCACGCTTGCAGGCCGTCCTCAAACGCGACCGCAGTCGGCGCGGCCAGCATGACCACGTCCGGGGCATCAGGGTCGTCGTCATCCGTCGACCAGCCCGTGTACACCAGCACCGTGTCGCCGACCTGCATCTCGCCGCCGGTCTCGTCGAAGTCGAACGCGTCGTACACGAACAGGCTCGAGACGCCCACAGCGTGGTCGCCCACCAGCGCCGTGCCGACGCGACGGGTGGCGATGCTCGCGACCTTGCCGACATCCTGCATGCTCACCGCCTACGCCCCTTCCGCTTCGACCGCAGCCGCACACGACGCGTGTTCTTCAAGGCGCCGATACTCATCGCCTCCCCGTCGCCGCGCTGCACCAACGGGAGGGTGAACTGGTTCGCCCGGATCCGCACGGACACGTCACTGGTGTTGACCTGCAGCACATCCCACGGCTCAAGGTCGGGGATCGGGAACGTCTCGATGTCAGCCACGACGTGCTGCATCAGGGAGTCCTCGATCATGCGCTTGCCCACCTGGTAGCAACCCGCATCCGTCTTGATGTCCGGGTTGTTCACGAGCGATTGACCATCGCCGGTCAGATGCAACGGCTGACCATTGCGACCCAACTTTTTCGGCGACAGGGGGTGCGAGGCCGGCGCGGTCACCACCGCCACGGGCCGCTTCTTGCCCTTCGATGGCTTGCGACCGGTCACCCGCGCGTAGTTGATGATCGAATCGTCCACCTCGTAGGAGATGCGCGGCTGCGACAGCAACAGTTGCCCGTCGCCCAGGCGCAGCGTCAGAGCTGGCTTCGACGGCTTGCGTCGAGCCTTCGCCACACCGCGGCCGTCGTAGAACAGCACCCGATCGGCGGCGGCCTGCAACTTCCACGCCTTGATCCACAGCTTCGAATCGCGCGCCAAGGTCACGGATGTCTTTGAGCCGCCCGACGGGATGTCGATGCGACGTCTCGTCTCCCCGGCCCGCTCCAGCAGGCTGCGGGTCACCTGGAATCGCGTGCCCTTGAGCACCCCGGTCCGCACCGACGAACCGAGCGCCCAGACCTCCTTGCCCTGGCACTCCACCGACACGTACTCCGCGTCGCGCTCCAGGTCCACGATCGGCCCCGTGAATACCGGCACGTCCACCCACCCGAACGAACACCGCACCGAGTAGATGACGCGGATCATCCGGTTCAGGTAGAACGCGTTGTCCGTGGGCGTCGTGTCGTCAAGGGCGAGCCGGCCGAACGGGTCGAAGAACACCAGCGACGCGGTGCGGGAAATCTCCACCGAATCGCCGTCGCGCTTCGGGGTCGTGACGTCAACCTGGCCGTCCTCAAGCGACTCGGTGATCGTGCGGACCACCTGATGCTCAGGCGTCAGGATCAGGCACGTCACCTTCATCTCATGCGACCGGCACAGCGTCGCCCGGAACTCCTTGTAGCGGGCCGACGACAGGCCCAGGGCCAGCATCAGCCGACCACGATCATGTCGAACTCGACTGGGACAAGGTCGTCAAACTCGGCCCTGTCGCCAGTGACGACGTTGTAGAGCTGAACCTCAATCACCGTCGTGATGAGCATGGCCCCGAGGGTCACCGCTCGACGCGCTGTGAGTTGCCGCCAGGCGGGCAGATCCGTCGCGAGGATCGCGGCCTTCACGCTTCGACGATTTGGGCGAGAGCCGGAGCCCGTCGCGATCATTACGGCGCGAGTGGAGCCTGCGCCGGCGAAGATCGCCACATCCTCGTCGGGCGTGAATGACATCGGGTCAGGGTCGCCGTCCTGGCCCCACATCTGCACCGCGAGGTCACCAGTCTTCGGCCCGTAGATCCAGAGGCCCTCGACCTCCAGCACGCCCTGCTTCGTGACCGGGTTCGCGGTCGAGGCGCCGCTCTTTGTCGCCACGCCCCACGTGTGCTGCTGCTTGGGCCGGGCGCCACGGTCCTCGTAGCGGTAGAACGTGCCACTCACCCGCAGGTCGTCAGCGTCCTCCACCGCGACCGTCTTGCCGTTGCGGATGATGACGAACTGGTCCGGCGCCGAGCTTGTCGTCCATTCCAGACGCGCGAACGGACTGCCGTCCTTGACGTCCAGGCCGGTGACGTTCGACGCGCCCGTCGTGCCAAACCCGAACGTCCTCGACGCCTCCACGTACACCGGGTCATTCGGTGTCGCCGCCCGCGCAACCTCGCCCCACACCCGCAGCACCGTCGTGTACGACTGGCCGGGAGTCAGCAGCAGCCGGTCCCGGTCAGGCATCGTGTACGACGTCGTGGTCGAGGTGATCTTGTTCGACGTCCACAGCACCTGCGTGACGTCCGCCGGGTCCATGATCCAGACCTGGAACGCACGCTGCGTGTCACCAGCAACCGCCGGCGCCCACGTCCACGACCACGACGGCGTCGGCGTGTAGACCGTCGCCGTCGGGTTCGTCAACGTCAGCACACCCTTGGACGTGCGGCGAAACGGCTGCGGCGCCGAGAACGGAGACCAGTTGCCCGCAGCATCCTGCGTCCGACCGCGCCAGTAGTACACGCCGGTCGACGTCGGGATGTCAGTCGTGGCCGTCCACTCAGGCAGATCCGTCGGGAAGGCATCCGAGTCCTGCTGCAGCGTGCCGAACGTGCTCGACGTCGACACCTGCACCTGCACCGCCTGCAGGCCGTCCTCGCCAGACGGGTCCGTGTAGTCCATGCGGAACGTCGGCCGGACGATACTCACCGCCTGCTCAGCCGTCGGAGAGCAATCTGTCGGCGCGTCAGGAGCCTCAGACCACTCCACCTCGAGCGAGGCCATGTACTGGCCGATGTTCGCGTTCTTGGAGTAGAACCAGATTGGCGCCGACAGGTTCGACGTCACCCGCACGCCGTAGAACGACGCGCCGTCGGCGACTTGCTGCATGAGCGCCTGAACGTCGAACTCCCACACGCGACCATCGGTGGCGCTGTCACCCTGCGTGCGAGTCGCAGTCGCCCCCGTGCCGAGTGGACGGTTCTCCCACGTCAGCCCGGACTCGGACCACGCCTTCGTGACCCGCTGCACCGCGAGCGTCCGACTGCCGCCCGTCGCTGCCCCCTGCTGATACAGACGCAGCTTCGCCGACAGCACCGTGACCCCGTTCGGGAACGGCCGCCCGAAGAACAGGTACGCCGCGCGGGGAGTATCGCCCGTGTTGACGCCCATCTTCCCAAGGCCGCCGTAGTTCTTGTCAGCATTGCCCGACCACACCTGCGCATCGGAGACGACCGTGAGCTGGTTCGTGGTCATCGGTTGCCCCGTCCTGCTCGCTTGTTCCGGTCCTGGTACTTGGCCTCGCCGTCGAGCTCTGCCTTGACGACGCCGGACACAAAGGTCCCGAGACCATCGGCGCCGATCTGCACCTGCGCGCCCTTCAGGGACGCACTCCAGTTCCCCGTCACGCTCGGCGGCATGGAGGCGCCGGCGCCGGGCGAAGATACGCGGACAGGGTTCGCAGCAAGACCACCGTCGGCGTAGCGGCGCACGTTAAGTCGGTCGAGAACCCCGAGACGACTCGCAGCCTCCATCAGCACGCCGACGTTGCGCTCCTTCATCCCGGGCTTGCCCGAGATGTACGCCTCCCAGTTGGTTTCAGGCTCGCCCCACTGCACGACGCCCTGAGAGCCGGCCCGGATCTGAGGGGTGCGGGGAACGGGCCGGCCGTACTCGTCGAACCCGCCGTCCGCGCGGGCCGTGACGCGCCCCTCCCAGAAACCGCCGTCCGCCTGACGAGTCGTCGTGCCGCCAACCACCTTGATGCCGATGGTCTTCTGCGACGGGAGCGCGTTGATTCGATCCAGGACGCCCTGGAGTGCCGAGCCGGCTTCCGGTGCGCCGTACAGGGTCACGCGCGTCGAGACGGCCGGCGGGATGTCGAGCAGCTGGTCCGCGAGGCGCTCAGCCTCGCGCCGCGCCATCCCCATGCCCGTAGCCGACTGGATGAATGCCCGGCGAGCCCTGGCTGCACCCCCTGCAGCACTCTGCTGTGCTGGCGTCTGTGCATTCCACGCCTCGGCGAGGTCGTAAAGCAGCCCAAGGTTTGTGCGGCCCGCCTCGGTCGTCTTGTCGACGCTGTCAGCCCCGTCGCGCGCAGCCTTCGCGGCCTCGTCGATGGCCGCCTCGTAGGCGAGTTCGTTGTCCAGCGACTTGAGCACCTCATCGCGTCGCGCGTTCAGTGCATCGATGTTGTCGAGCAGCGCCGCGGTCTGTTCACGCGCGGAGTCGCTGGCGTCCGACATAGCGTTCTCAAGCCCGGCCTCAGCGATCTTCTGGTCGTCCGCCTCGCGCCTGGCTGCAGCGTGCTTCTTCTCCAGATCACCGAGCTCGCTGCCCGCCTCTGCCGAGGACGTCGTGAACTTGTCGACGATCCCAGCCAGCCCGCGGGTCGCCGTGTCTGCGCTCTGCGCGTTCTCGGCCCACTCGGCGATGCGCTGGCCGAATCCGGCCTCGCCCTGTTGCGCCTTCTCGATCTCCTCGCGCAAGGCCGCCATCGCCGCGTTGCGCTGCTCGATCGTTCCGCCGTCGGCAGCACGGTTCGCTGCGTCCAGCGCCCCGGAGAGCTTGTCAGTCGAAGCGGACAGGTCGCGGGTGATGCCGACGGCCGCGCCGGCTGCGGCGCCCCACGGCCCGAACGCAGACCCGGCCAGGGCGAGCATCGTCGTGTTCGCCAGCCCGAGACTGTCGTCCAGGTCGGACGCCGCGAACGCCAGAGCACCCATGCCAGCGGCCACTTTGCCCGCGCCACCGAGGGCCGTGAACAGCCGATTGATCGGCTCACGTCCAGTGCGAGCGCGCTCGGCAGCGAAGTCCACGGTGGTTGCGAACTCGCGGTACGCGCCACCGAGATCCTTGGCCTGCCGAACCGCGCCGCCGGCGCGAGTACCCGCCAGCAGAGTCGCGAGCGCCGACCCGTTCGCCACGTTGTACAGCGCGACTGCACGAGAGATCGCCGAGATGCCCGCAGCGATGCCGATGAGCACAGGGCCAGCGTCGGAGTCGGCAATCAACGCAATCCCGTCAGCCAAGATCTCGATGATCGGCAGCACGGCGGCGCCCACAGGTGCGGCGGCCTCGGCCACCTGCAGCAGGGCATTGCCGAGAGCGCCGAGCGTGTCCCAGACCTGCGGGCCAGTCTGGTCCAGGTAGTCCAGGAACTCCTGGAAACCCTGGGTCTCGTCGACCGTGCTCGCCCACGATGCGAAGTCCTGCGACATGCGCAGGAACGAGCGCGAGAAGTTCGCCGACGTCGGCGCGAATGCCATCCAGAGCTGAGCGAACCCGTCGGCGAGGTTGCCGACCGTGCGGCCCATGTCCAGCAGCGTGGGCTTGGCTTCGGCCTCGAGGAAGTTGAAGAACTCTTCCCAGCGTGGCCCGGCCAGACTGGCGCCAGCCTCGGCCCCCAGTTGACCCAGCGCGGAGGCGATCTCGCTGACGATGCGCTCAGCCTGGGGCGCCTGCGTCATCAGCTCGTCGATGCCGACCTGCAGGCCCGGGAACAAGCCTTCCTGGGCGACGTCCTGCAGTCGCTGCAGTTCCGGGCGGATCGACTGCAGGTACGCCACGAAGTCACGCCCGGCCGGACCAAGCGAGTCCATCGTCTGCTGCAACTTCTCGAAGTTGGCCGTGGTCGGCTCCACCTGGAAGTCGTTGACCGCCTTGAGCGCCTCGCCCACGCCCGAAAAGGCCAGAACAGCAACACCCGCAGCGCCCGCAGTCATCGCAAGCTGATTCGACAGCCCGGCGATGGCAGGCACCGCCGCCGTGGCGATCGGCACCAGAGCGGGGCCAATCGCCAAGATCGACTGCGTCAGGTTCGCCGCACGGTCCGTCGAGGTGTCCAGCTCCTTGCTGAACGCCTTCGTCGTGGCCGCTGCGCCAAGGAGAGCGCGGTTAAAGCGACTAACGTCGCCATCCAGGACAACCTTCACGGACCGGTCAGCCATTGAGCACCTCCCGGTATCCGTCAGCAGCGACTAGGCTGCGGCGATGAAGTTGATGTTTGTGTTAGCCGGCGCGCTTCTGTGCCTGGGCGGGTGTTCTCAGGCCGCAGAGAACTCGCCGCCTGAGGCCACCAGCAAGGCCACGCAGATGACGCTCGCTGAGGCTTGCGTCGAGGTATCGGCGCTTGGCAAGGAGCAACCGATTGAACAGGCGGACTACGCGCCACTGCGCGACCGCGCTGCGGACCTGGTCAAGAGTTCGCAGCCAGAGGCGAGGGCGGTGTTGACGCGACTACGCGACGCCTATCAGCAGGCGGTCGACTCCGCCGGCACTGATTCAATGCTGGAGGCTCGGCGGGCGGAGTTGGCAGCGTTTGAGAGCCTGGACTCTGCCTGCGAAGCGGTCGGCTCACCCCTCGGCTGACAGCGGTGCCGCCACGATGAGACGGCCGTCGGTCGGGCTGGCCTGACCGGGCTTCGGCTCGACCTTCTCGTACCGCTTCTCGAAGTCGCGCTTGATGATGTCCGTTGAGGCGCAAGCGAGGCAGATGAAGTGGTGCACGTCCATGACGCGCCCGCCGTGCTCGTCCCAAGTCACGTGACGCTGGGACTCCTTGACCTCGACGAGCGTGTCGAAGTTGCCGCACGACCTGCAGCAGCGATCGTCGTAGCCCACCTCGGCCAGGTACTCGGCGCGGAGCCGGTCGTCGAACTCCGGTTCACGTCGGACGACCGTAGTGCCGATGACGCGACCGTCCTGGTCGCGATGCTCGTGCACCTCGGTCGGTGACCAGCCTTCAAACGTCCTGAGGCTTACCCCTGCTCGGCGCGCTGCTCGGAGTCGTCGCCTCGCCTCTGGGTCATCAGCGAGACGAGCGACTCTTTTGGGAGATTCAAGTCCTCGTTGTTCAGGCCCCACGCTTTCGACTCAAGCTTGAGGTACTGAATGCGCGACGGATTCAGGGCGCGGAGACGCGCCTCGCCGACGCGAAGCCGTTCCGCGAGGTCGCCCGACGCATCCGGGTCAACCAGGGAGAGGTGTAGCACTGCGCGCGGGAAACTGCTCATGTCCACGCCATGCGCCAGGTCACCGGCCTGGTCCTCGCGCGGAGGGTGCAGCGCCAGAAGGTCGTCCCAGTCGAGGTAGCCGACCTGCGAGAGAGTCACCGAGTCGACCGGTTCAGGGGGTGAATCGCGCAGCTCGTCGAACTTCGCGGCCGCCGCCAGCGCGGGTGAGCGTTGGCCGAACCGGATGCCGCCAGCAAGCGCTTCACGCCTAGCCGCGTCTTCGGCGTCCTGCATGGCCGTGACCAGGGACTGCTCGTACTCGCCCGGGTAAAGGGCGACCGTTTCTGTGCGGCGGTGACTAGTCATGTCTCTCCTGCTCGGATGCTCGGGTGAGCAGGGCGGGCGCCCCGAGCAAGAACGCCCGCCCCACGCGTCGCGTCAGGCAGCCAGGACCGCGTCCTCGACCCGAGGGCCGATGACGCCGAGGGTCTGCATGACAGTCAGGGGCGCGAACTCGTCCGTGCCTCGAGCGGCCTTCGACTGCAGGCCGGCCTCGACCGGGTAGATGTCCACGACGTCTCCGCTGGCGAAGTCATTGGCGGGCTCGATGCCGTAGCCGAACACGAGGTAGCCCTCGTTGCCCTGGGCGAGCGCGTCGTACACGGCGTTCGCGTCGCCGCCAGCGTTCTGCGGATCGTAGGTGTAGGACAGTGGCGCGATCGACCACTGCTCACGGCCCATCCGCTGGAACGTCTGACGGGAGCAGAACCGACGCGACTCACCGGTGTTCTGCGTGCCGGTCGCGCCGTCCCAGTCAGGCATCAGGTAGCAAGAGATGTCAGTACCGGCGTTAAGCGCAGCGGCGGACGGCGAAGACAGGCTGGCGATCGTCGGAACGAACACCACCTTCACGTTGCCCTCGGCCTGGACGCTCTCGGGAATGGAGACGGTCATGAGATCGAGCCCTCCTTGGGATCGCTGGCGGGCTCGCCGCCGTTGGGGGTGGGGTCCGCCTTCTTGGCGGTCGCCGCGGCCTTCTTCGCCACGGTGGTCTTGGGCTTGGCGGGAACTTCCTCGCCGCCGGGACGGGTGGCCGACTTGTCAATCTGGGTCAGGTCGCCGTACACGCGGCGCACGTTGAACTCGCCGAGCACGGGGTGCTTCACGCGCACCTTCTGAACGTCCTGGAACGTCATGGTGACCTCCTGGTCAGATTGGAAGGGTGTAGCGGTCGACGCCGTAGAAGAGAGGGCCGCCGCCTGGGCGCGTGTACGTGTCATCGCGCCGGACCATCTGGTTGTCGTCGGATCGCTTGCAGAGCCCTCTGCCGATGCGCCGACGGTTCAGGTGCTGGCGTGCGCGATCCAGGACCGCCTTGGCCTGCTCGCGCGTCTCGCCCACGCCAGTGAGCTGGAACTCGAGCACGCGGCCATTCGCGCGGCCGTCGAACCGCTCGTCGTTGTCGTAGCCGGGCGACGACCAGAACACGACGTAGGGCAGGGGTACCGCGATGACCTTGGCCGCTTCATCGGCGTCGACCTTGCCGTCGTACACGGTCAGGTGCGGGACTGTCGCCAGGCTCGCCAGGACAACCGCGTCGGTCATCGTCGGCCGCCGATCGCAGCTTCCTCGCCCTCGTCGCCGAGATAGCGCACGAGACTCGGGAGCTCGCGACGCATGGCGGCGCGGTGGTCCATGACTGGTGCGTTGTTGATGGACCCGAACGCCGCGAAGTTCGCGAGGTTGCCCTGCCCCTTCTTGTCGAAGCCGATCTCGAAGCGCAGCAGCCCCTGGCGGTCATATGACACATGAGCCGGAAGGCTGCGCAGGTGGCGGTGGCCCGTCGCGTCCGCAGCCATGCCCTTCTTGATCTTGTTGGCCGCGACCTCGAACACCTTCGGCGCCTGCCGCTGGATCCGACCGGGCGCGCCAGACAGGTCCGCGGCCAGCCGATCAAGCTCGCTGGTGTCCCACTTAGTCATCCGGTCACCTCCACGATCGGCAGGCGCCGCGCGGTGGCCTGAGACTTCTCATGACGTCCGTCGATGGTGAACACACGGCCCGTCATTCCTTCGTCGTCTGGGTTGGCGACGATGGTGACGATGTCCCGCACGGAGACGTCGGCCGATCCTTCGATCGGCAGGTGGAGGGACCGGGCGCCGAGCCGCTGGTCGCGCTCGCCAGCATCGTCAGACACATCGCGATCACGCCGATCCTGGATGCGGCACTTACCCTCGTAGATGATCTCGGTGTTCACGGCCGCGTAGCGAAGTGTCTCCGGATCCATCTCACCGCGGCCGCCGACGATTCGTTCGACGAGGCACGTCGCCGTCATGCGTGCCTCGGCCATCTGGCGGAGTTCGAGCAGGACAGCCTGAAGCTCGTCGCCGAAAAGGCTCACAACCACTCCTGTGGATCGCGGATTCGATCCGACTGGAAGGCAGGTCGACTGGAGAAAGCCGTCGCACTGGATGCGGGGAGGAGGTCGGCAATCTCTGCTGGCAGGAGAGCCAGCGGATCGGCATTGGCCGTAAGCCCCTCATTTCGGTACGTGATTGAGCCGTCGTCAACACTGCGGGTCTGCGATGTGCGTCCCCACTTAGGGTTGTCGATTTTGCGGATCACGGCTGCGACCTCGACGTCAGCGACTTCGTCAGCCGGGGGTGCGTCGAGACCGATCTGCTGAATTAGATTCAGACCGGCGCGACGAAACGCGGCGGCGATGCTTCGCTCCACGCGATTCAGCCATGCTTGCCACTGAACCGATTCGGCATCGGTGACGGAGGTGGAGCCGCGCAAGGCCACTGCGACGTCCTCCGGCGTTGCGTAGGTCATGGCGACTCCACCTCACTTGTCACTGCTCGGACTTGCTGGACGCGGCCTTCTTGGCTGGCGCCTTCTTCGGCTCGCTGGCCCGGTACCGCTTGGCCTGCTCTGCCGAGCAGGTCACGACGGCACCGGAGGGCAGCGTCACCTTCACTGCGTCGGACATCAGGCCGCGTCGACGTACTTGACGAAGCTCTCGACGTCGGAGTTGACGTAGCCGTACTCCGCCTCGGCCAGGACCGCGACGAGGTTGTTCTCCCACAGGGAGGTCAGCGCGCCGTTGATGGTGACGGTCGCCTCGGTCGAGACGCGGTAGGAGATGCCGCCCACGACGCCCCAGGCGGCCTTGCGGAAGTCGCCGCCGAACGCCTTCGTGGTGCCGCGCCCGACGCCCTCGCCCATGAAGGACGGACGGTTGAGCAGGCGGCCCGGCCGGGCGATGGTCTGCGACGTCGCGTCGGTGGGCAGCTCGGTGTACAGCGGGCGGCCAGTGGTGTCGACCGCGCCCCACAGGTCAGGCTCGAGGGTGTCGTCCAGCCCGAAGCCGGTCAGCTTCTTGCCGTCGTCGACCAGCAGCTTCATGCCAGCGACGAGGTCGCCGTGGATTCCGCCGTTGGCCTGCGTGGAGGTGCCGAGCTCGACCGACTTCGTGGTCGCCGAGAGCGGGTTCTCGAAGGGGCTGGTGCCGGTGCCGTCGCCGCCGACGTCGTAGCCGACCGCGAGGTCGAAGGCGATCGAGAACGCCTCGGCGAGGTACGGGCGGAGCTGGCCGTTGATGTTGCCGGGGTTGGCTCGGACGACCTCCGCCGAGAGCACGGCGATGGCCGCGAGCTTCTTGGGCTCGATGAACAGCAGGTCCATGCCCATTGCGGTGGCGGGCTTCTTGCCACCCTCGCCGACCCAGTTGGCGGTGGGCTTGGTCGTGACGACCGGCACCTTCTGCCCGTTGATGCCGAGCGGCGTCTGGGGAATGAGCTGCTGGAAGACCGACTGGCGACGGGCGTCGTCGAAGATCGGGGCGGACTCGGCGGGGCTCAGGAAGCCCTCGAAGTCCGAGGTCTTGGTTGCGGCGGTGATCGCCATGGTGTCCTCCTAGGACGGAAGGGGCATCAGGAGATGCCGAGCTTGTTCTTGAGTGCGTCCTCGAGCCCGTTGGAGTTGAGCGCGAGAGCCTCGCCGCCCTTGCCGCCCTGGGAGAGGTCTGGGCGGGGGCCGGCAGGCTGGGTGTCCTTCGTGGACGAACGATCCGTGAGGCGGGTCACCTGCTTGAGCAGGACTTCAGGGTCCGAGGAAGTCAGGAACAGTTCGCTGTCCTCGTCGGAGATGCCGTGGATGCTCACGAGGTGGCTCTTGAGCTGGTCGGCGACGAGGTTGGGGAGCTTCGCGATCTGATCGCGGGCCTCTTGCGCCTCTCGCTGCGCCTTCTCGACTGCCGTCTCGTTCGCCTGAGCGATCTTGTCGAGCTGGGCCTTGAGAGCGTCGCGCTCCTTCTCGGCGGCCGATGCGCGGGTGCGCTCAGCCTTGAGGGCCTTCTCGCCGTTCTCGCCCAGCGGCTTGTCGTTGACCGAGGCGTGGGCCTCGTTCCCGACGGCCTGCGGGGTGTTGTTCGTCTGGTCGGACATGATTTCCTCCGTCGCGGGGGATGGCCCGGCGACATCGCGTCGTCGGGAGAATGTGGGGCGTCGGTCAGGACGCGGACCGGCGTGCTCGGCGCTCGCGCACGAGGCGTCGCAGTTCGGCGATATCTGGAGCGGTGGCCGCGGCGGCGAGTTCCTCGCGTCGCTGCTCGCGCCTGCTTCGTCGGCGCTCGGCCCGCTCCACTCGACGCGTCGCCTCAAGTGCGGCGCGACCTCGACCGATCGCCTCAAGGTCGACGACCCATCCGTTGGCGCGAAGCATCTCCAGCGCCTGTTCGCGGTTCTCTGCGTTGGCGTAGATCGACTCGGGCATCAGACGACGGCGGAGACCATTGATGCGTTCCGGCTTGCGCAGCCCCAGGCCGACCTGCTGCTGCGTGAACCGCGAGCGAGTTGTCGATCCTGCGGTCGTGAACTTCAGCCCGTACTCCCGCTCGAGCGGCGATAGAGGCTGGGCGAGCCCCAAGCCTCCGCCGCGCTGCTGGCGGTAGATGTTGACGATCTGGTTGAGGTCAGCGCCGTCGTCGATGGCTTGGGCGTTGGCGCGCGATCCCGCGAACTTGATCCGCCCAGCCTCGTCGAGGCTGTCGTAGTAGGCGCGAGGATCGGTGGTGAGGTCCCCGGCCACGTTCTCCCGAGAAGGGATATGCCTACAGTCGCAACCAGGGTGGCGCTGGAAACCGGCGGACCACCGGTAGAAGCGTCCAGCAAGGATGACGCAACGCGAGCAGGACGGAGGATTGAGCATCCGGACGTACCCGGTTCGGGGGCGTGTCACGATGCCGACGCCCGCCGCTGCACGGGCAGCGTCCTGGATCTGGGTGACAACCATCAAGGCTGTGGCCGCAGAGGAGGAGGCCTGCTCGAACAATGACTCGAGTGGTCTGCCGTCCATCGCCGTGCCGGCGAAGGCTGTCGCAGGGGCCACGGCGGCGACGGGGTCCACCGAGATGCCCTGCTCGGCGAGCATCGGCTCGATCGAGTCGATGGCATCCTGCGCAGCACGGAGCTGGAACATGGCGACGATCTCCGCGATGCGGCGAGCGTCGCGCCAGTCGCCGCGGCGCATGAGGGCGAGCGCAGCGGCAGTCAAACGCTGCTGACGGCCGTAGTGCTCAGCCGCTGATTCCAGCATCCGGCGTGCCCGCGATCGGCCTCAGGATCCGCTCGAACAGGGCGTCCTCGGATTCGGCCTCGAAGTAGGCCCGCTCCTTGGCCTTGCGCGCCTCGGACCAGCCCAGTTCGTCCCAGTAGCCCTCGCGGGACAGAACGCCAGCCGCGCGCCGCTTGGCGAGCGCATCTTCGCGCTGGGACATGGCCGGGGTGGCGGGATCGAAGTAGTCGACGCGGACCCGGTTGCCCTCGACGTCCTCGCCAGTCGCGAAACGCAGGGCGAGGGCACCCATCCAGCCGAGCACCATGCCCTCGGACTCGTTCTTGTCCTCGACGTAGTTCACGAGGTCGTTCTCATCGGCCCGGATCGCGCCCTCGGCGGGCGGGTTGACCGATGTGATCCCGAAGTAGCGGGCCGGGAAGCCGTAGGAGAGCGCGGCCTGCTTGCCGTAGATCTCCAGCGCGGTCTCGAAGTTCTTCAGGTCGGCCGCGGTCAGCTGGCCCACCTTGCCGGCCGGGTCGGTGATCGTGTGGATCGCATCGAAGTACGCCTCGAACATGGGGGTCGGCTTGCCGTCGGCGCCCACGAACTCCTCGGGCTTGACGCCGGCCATCCACATGCGCGGGATCCCGTGAGCCTCCTGCGCAAACTGCAGGTTGGTCAGCGAACGGGCGACCGAGTCGGTGAGTCCGATGATGTCCGTCAACTCGGACTCGCCCTCGAAGCTGTCGGAGATGCGGTTGTTCACGTCCATCAGCACCGGCACCCGCCCGAGCCCGTGCTCGTCGCGGTCGACCTCGTACCAGCGCCCGTCGGCGCCTTTCGCGGTCCAGACGGTCACCTCGGGCAGGTAAAGGGTCACGTTCGTCGGCCCCACGCCCTGCTTGTCGACGCCATAGAACCGCGCAGCGGCCGTCATCTCCTCGCGGCGGATGTCGACCTTCGCTTCCATCTCGCGAGGGGACTCAACGCGCACGAGCGGCAGGTCCGGGTTCTTCTCGTTCGTGCCGACCGACAGAAACGCGCGCCCCGAGACGTACTTGTCGACGCGGAACATGCGCGTCTGCGCGGACAGGTTCGACGCGTCCCAGATGGCGCGCAGGCGCTGGTCGGCGACCTCCTCGCCGGGCAGGATCATGGCGCGAACCTTCTGGCGGCCGGCAATCGTGCGCACGACCACGCGCGGCCAGTTCGCGACGACAAGGAACCGGCGCATGTCCGGGGGAATCGCCATCCCCAGTTGCTCGATCCGCTGCTTGAGCCGGTAGTACCGGTACAGGCGCTCGTCGGCGAGGTAGCGGGCGTCGTGCTGCGCCTTGAGCTCCTCAATGAGGGCGATCTCGGAGGGTGTGAGTGCCACGCGCCCTCCTTGTAAGTCAGCGGGGAAGTCGGAAGTAGGTTGGTCCGGCGTCGACGGCCCAGCCGGCAGCACGCGAGTCCGAAGCGGCTTCGTGGGCGAGCACGTCAGCCATGAGCGCGTCGATCTTCTGGTGCTCTGATGGCTTGCCGAGGATGAACTTGTCGCCAGGCTTGGCGAGCTTGCGTGCGTTCAACGCGTGGGTGCGGGTTGTCGGGCAGTCGTCGTGCGTCGTGGCGTTCTCCAGCAGGTCGGTGTAGTACCGATCCAGAGCGGGGAACATGCGCCCAATCGAGTTCGTCGGCCACTGGATGACCGTGTCTTCGCCGTGCTCGAGTGACCACTCGTCGGCCTGGGTTTCCCAGTGGCGGGGGTCGACGTACATGCGCGAGACCGCGAACCGGTCGAACAGCTCCGCAACCGCAGCCTGAACCTCGCTGCGCGGGATGCGCCCGTTCCACTCGGCCGGGTTCCAGATCGTCGGACGCTCGTCCGGGCCATAGGTGGGCGTGAAGCGGTGCCCGTCGATCGTCTCTGCCCGCAGCGCCGTCCAGTCGCCGGAATACGACCCGTCGAAGCCGAGGCAGACCTTCGTCCCCAGCGCGACGCCCGTGCGGGTCTGAGCGGTCCACAGCGGGTCGTCCAGAAACGCTCCGAGGCCCTGCACTAGCCGGTTGCCGAAGAACCGCTCAGCTTGCGTCGGATCGGTCTCGACCAGTTCGTCAGCCTCGGGGTCGATGGCCGAGGGCGGGTCGACCCAGGGCGAATCGGCGTACACGTGCAGGTGAATCTTCGCCCGGTCGCGCTTCTTCTTGTAGTCCAGGTCGACCGGAGGCTTGCGGTAGTACCGGAAGATGTCAGGCGCCTTGGACTCGAACGCCTGCTGGGCGGCCGAGTTCTCCATCGGATCCCACGGGTTCGTCAGCTCGATCGTGCGACCCTGCATCGCTGCGATTCCACGTCGCATCGTCTGCCACGTGTCGAGCACCTTGTTCGACGAGGTGTAAAGCCCGGACTCATCGCCGAGGCCGCCCGTGAGGGGCTGGCCAAGCTTCGACTTCGCAGCAGCCGACAATGGGATGATCTTGCCGCGGTTCGGGGTTCGGATGAAGCCCTCGCGCACGTGGACGAACTCCGACAGCGGACCCGAGTGGATCATCGTCTGCAACGGCTCGTAGACGTTCTGCGTCTGCGTTTCCGCGTAGGCGAGCAGGCCGATCAGCGACTTGCGTCGCGGCTGGCCCATCGCCTCGCCGACCTCGTACTCGTACTCCCATCCGCACGAGCAACCGTGGGCGGAGCACTCGTACACCTCGCCACCCTTAGCCCAGCCGGCGAACAGCGTCGGCCCGACAGCCTCCGCCAGCACCATGCCGGCACCCCAGGGCGACTTCCCGCACTTCTGCGGCCCGACCACGACCGAACGTCGGTAGTGGAACGGGGCCAACAGGCGCCGAGGATCAACGACCGCGTCGGGCTCAAGTCGGTAGTGATTTGCAGTGCAGTAGAGCTGCCACCCGTTGAAGGACAGCGGCTCGCCCTCGTACACGCCACCCGGGACTCGGCAGTGGTGCTCGATCCAATCCGTGACCAAGAATCCAAGGCTGTGCAGCGGGTCGAAGTCCAGTGAAAGGTCGTCACTCATCGTCGTACAAGGCGAGGATTTCTTTCGCCCACTGAACCAAGTCAGATGGCCGCTGACCCTTCGGTTGGCGAACCACCCAAAGCTCGAGGTTCTCAGGGCGGTTGTCGTCCTTCACGCCGTTGATGTGGTGAACCTCTTCGCCTGGCAGAAGTGGGCGACCAAGCGTCGCCTCCATCACGACAATGTGCTCGCGCACCCAGCCGCGAGAGGACCTGGGGTGATCAAGTTTGATCCGGACGTACCCATCGCGCGGGTTTACGTATCTCGTCGCCGACTTGTCGTAGGACTTGATGGCAAGACCGCCCGGATCCCCAGAGGCAACGAAGCGCCGGTAATGGGGACCGCAGAACGACCGAGCAACGTGTGGGCGATCGCAACCGTCCAGTGAACAGGTCGATCGCGTCCTCGCGGGCGGCGCATTGGTCGTGCCGCGACGCTTCACGCGCATGGCGTGCATTCCGCAGAGCCCCTTATTGCTCGCTGCCTTTTCGCACCCGCTCACGGCGCAAGTAGTGTTAGCCATGTCGACTCCAAACCAGTCGGCCACACCCCCGGGCGATGCCAGTCGTCGCGGGGGCCTTGCCTTTAGTTTAGTCGCCATTGCCGGCGACCGCGGCGAGTCGGTTCCGAGACGACGACCTCGGGGGCTCGGAACTGGCCGCCTTCTCAGCAGCCTTCGCGGCCACCTGATCAACAGCGACCTTCCAGCCCATCTCGGCGAGGCCCGCGGTCGTCATGCCGATCTGATCGGCGAACCGGTGCAGCTGCCCTAGCAGCGCGGCTCCCGCCTCAGGATCCTCGCAACGGACAGTCAGGCGAGTCCACATCGCCACGGTGCGGATGCGCCACTGCTCCGACGGCATCGACCACGCGCACGCCTGAGGGGAGCGCCACGCCTGCGTCCACACCTCGAGTTCACGAGGCGACGCCCCGGGCAGCGGGAACTCCGGAATCGGTCCTGCGTAGCCGGCAGACGGGAGGGCCGTCAGCGAGAAACCTCGACGGTCAGAGCGTCCGGACTCCTCACTGGGAGGCGGTCCGGAACGATTGCGAGCTCCACCTCGGGACATAGTCGATCACTCCTCAGCGGCGTCGCGCCACATCGGTGGACCGCTCGAGCATCGCGCTCGGCGGTTATGCGTCTGGTGGTGTCGGCGGGAAGGTCTGAACCCTCCGCACGTTTTTCAGCCCTCCCCGGCGGTACTGAGGGGGCCAGCCTCGCCCCCACCCCCTGGGTCCGTACCCGCCCGGTGATATATCGAGTCAGGCCACGAGGTGCTCGGGGCTAGGGCAAGCGGTTCGGCCGCTGGTTGCGTAGTCGCAGGGCGGGCATTCAGGTCCGTGGTATTTCGTGCGGTCGTCGTCGCAGTGGCCGAGTGTCCAGTTGGTCGGGTCAATCAGGTCACCGCATCGCCAGCACGTGATGCCGAGTCCGCGGTCCATCTCGCGTTGCCAGGCTCGGCGAAGGCGGTCGTGTTGTGCGTCGTATCCACGCTCTTGCCGTGACCCTCGCGCCTTGTCTCGCGCGCGCGAGTGCTTGGTGCAGCGTGTGCGGTCGGTCAGCTCGGGACAGCCAGGCTCGGCGCAGACTCGTCGAGCCATGCGTCCAGCCTCCTGCTCTGCTCCCCGATGACGCCCATGATCTGCCGGTGCACGTCGAGCCGGCGCATCGGATCGGCTGCCAGGTGCTCGGCGTACAGGCGCATGAGTCGGGCGTCCAGGTGCAGGTCGGGCTCGGTGCTCAGGTCGATGTCGAGGGGCACGGCCATCGCAGCCTCCTGACATGACGAAGGGCCGATCAGGTTCCCGGTTTCAGGAACGGCAGATCAGCCCTACGGAGATGGTGACAGGGTTGCGCTCGAATGTCCAGCCACTCATGCTGACTGCCTCAGCGCGTCGTCCTGGAGCAGCATCACGTACACCTCGCCGAACCTGAAACGCACGTCGCCGTCGTCGTTCGGGTGCGGGCTGACGCGCTTGCGGGTGTGCCACTGGTTGATCCTCTTGCGCACGGCTGTCCGGTCGGCGACGAGTCCAAGGTAGGTCGAGAGGTGAGCGATCTCGGAGGCTGTGCAAAGTCGCTCGTCGAGTTCGTTCAGGAGCTTCTCCCGCATCTCCTCAGCCTCGTACTCGCCGCCACAGGTGTCGCACCTGGCTTCGGCCTTGCCCTGCCTGCCGTAGATCCGTCCACCGCAGTCCATGCCGGCCACGTCCTTCTCGCAGTCGCCGAGGTACTGCCGCTGAGTGGGCCGGTCAATGACCCACTGGCCGGCAGCCCACCACCGCAGCAGGTTGTCGATGATGTCCCCGCCTGCTGGGTGCAGTCGGATGGCGCTGACCTTGTCCCGCAGCCACAGCGCGGCGGCCTTCTCGGTCTTTGCCTGCGACTCCCACCGGTTGGCCTCCTCGAGCAGGCGGACGGCCGTAGCGATCTCTGCGGTGAGGTAGGCGCGGGTCTCGCTGGCCTTGACATCGAACGGCATCGGGGTGTCGCTGGACTTGCTCGTCGACTGACTGACGTAGCGCACCTGCCCAGTGAGGACGAGGTCGAGCTCGTCGAGCATCCAGCCCATATCGGTGAGCACTTCGGTGAGCACGCGTCCGCAGTCTCGGCAGAGGATCCAGCCGTCGCTCGGTCGCATGCAGGCCGCCGCCTGGCAGATGGTCACTTCGCTCATCCCGCACCCCTTTCGCCCCGCACCCCAAGTGTCACCCATCTCGTCCCCTCCACCGCTGGCCTCACGTCTCGCTCCGCCCGGTCACCCCGTCAGCGCGGTCGCGGAGGATCATCACGGCTCGGTCCCGTCCGTCTCGGTAGCCTGCGTTCGGATGGTCGTCACGGATCGCGGCTCCGACCTCCTCAGCCGCCGCCAGCAGGGCCTCCCGCGCCGCCTCCTGCCGCTCAGCCGCACGGATGGGCTCGAGAGCGGCCCAGATCGTCCGGGCCTCCATCGCCGTCAGATGCCGTCGCTCTGCCGCAGGCTGGCCCTCCTCGCCGAGGCGAACGGCTTGCAAGCGCGCCACCACCTCCACCTCCCGCGCCTCGTCCGCGGCGCTCACTGGTCGGCCTCCATCGCGATGCACTCCGCGCACTTCGGACCGCCAGTCGCCTCGGCTTCGTGCGCGCGGATGGTGCGATCGAGCAGGATGCCGAGTTCAACGGCCGTCCACGGGACGTTTCGACGAGTCGCCGCCTTGATCACAGCTTCGAGCCAGTCGTAGTAGGCCGCGTTCCCGTAGCGAGGCGTGGATGCGCTCTCGTCCGGCGTCATGGTCTCCACGACGTCGAAGGGGTGGGGTCGGTCACTCACGACGCACCCCCACCGGTCAGGGTGACGAGGTCGGTGGGCGGCATGGACGTCACGCAGTGCTGCTCACGCCTTGGGAGCCAGGGCCGCCGCAGGCCCACGATCACGTGTCCGGCGAAGTCGTTGTCGGGCTCGGCGGTCGTGACCTCGCACGGCCACGCAAGCAGCCCGGAGACCCACTCGCCGCCCGACAGCGTCCGCGCCTCGACCTGCACGCCCTCCCCGCCGCTCATCGGGTGCCGCCTCGTGCGATGTGCGCAGCCTGCGTGAGCACGATGTCGACGAGGTGCCGCACGTCGTCGACGGGCGCCCTGTCGATAATCCTGTCGAGACGCTTCCTGTCGGCCTCCTGAATCTCCCGCGCGATCTCCTCCCGCACCGTCCCCTCGGCCTCCAGTCGCTCGACCGTCGCGGCCAGGTCGGAGATGATGCCGCCCTTGAAGTCCAAGGCGGCACGCAGACCCCGCACCGTCCCCTCGTCCTCGACGCTGTCCAGAGCCTCGCGCACGGCCTGTGCGCACGCTCGCCAGCCCGCGATCCGCTCCGGGTGAGTGGGGCGCTCGGGGTCGTTGCCGTCGTCCTCGATCGCGACGAGCACGGCCCGGCGCACCGTCCCCTCGTCCGGCTGGTCGGCGGCGGGGAGCGTGTACCCGGCGGCGAGGATCGCGTCGGCCACGCCCTCGGCCACGCTTCGGGTCGAGTAGTCGTCCTGCCACGCGGTCCGCAGAGCCTTGAGCACGTCACGCACCAGCCCCTCCCGCACCGCCTCGCTCGGCAGCGGGGCCATGACGGGCTCGGGGCGGGGGGCGTCCTCGCGGGGAGCGTGGCGCTCGCTGTAGTCCTGGGCGGCCCAGAGGAGCTCGTTCGCACTGGACTCGGCCAACGCCACGCGCTCCTCGAACGGGATGCCCGGGAACTCGTCGGCGAGGCGGGCCAGCAGGTGCGCGCGCGCTTGGAGACGGAACGCCTGCCGGTCCGGCACTGCCACGGGTGCAGGCGTGGGGTCGGGCTGGGCGGTGGGGTCGGCGGTCATCGGGACTCCTCGGCGTGCGGCGTGCGGGTGACACTGACCTGGATCGACAGGTCGTGGTCGTCGCCCTTGTAGCCAGCGCGCAGCCGGCCGTTGAAGTGCCCCTCCACGTAGGCCGCGACAGCGAGCAGGACGTCGTCGGTCATCTCGGCCTTGTCGACGAACGCGGTGCCGGCCTTGTTCGCCCGTCCGACGTGGATGGCGGGCGTCAGCAGCGACGCCTGGACTGCGTATTTCGTCGTGCTCATCGGTCGTTCCTTCCGGCGTTCTCGGACAGGGGGGAGGGGGTCATCGGTGCTGCCTTCCTGGTGAGTCCAGCGGGGGCGGGAGTGCGGGTGGCTCCCAGGTGGCAGAAGAACGCCGCCGAACCGCACGTGCCGCAGTGGGAGCGGGTGACGGGATGGCGCCGGCCGCAGTTGTCGCAGTCCTCGATCGGCACGCCGGTGGGGGTCGTCGCGCGGCTAGTGCTCATGGGGATCAGTGTATCCGTTCCGGATACGGAAGTGAAGCCGAATCGGCTACAGTTCATGATGTGTCCATGACCCAGCGCCGCGACCTGTCCGACGAGACCCGTCAGCGACTCGCCGCGCTCCGAAGCGCACGAGACGAGGCCGACCTCGAGTTCAAGCGCGCCGTCATCGCCGCACTCACGGAGGGGTCGATCCGCGACGTCGCAGAAGCCGCCGGCACCAGCACCAGCCGCATCTACCAGTGGCGGGCCGACCTGCAGGGTTGAGGCGGTCATCGGATCAGTCCTTCCGGGGCGGTGGTGCCATGCCCGCTGGCGTTGCGTGGGCGGTAGTCGTGGTCGTTGAGGCTGGCTACGACGTGTCGGTCAGCCGGGAAGCCGCAGATGTCGCAGTCGGTGGGTGCTGCGTGGCGGATGTTGGAGCTCGTGTTGCGCTCGCGCCGGCCGAGCGTTGTCACGTGCCACCAGGGACCGTCCTCAAACACCCGGGTCGGCTTGGCTGACTTCGGGTCGAGGGCCAGGGCGACGAACGTTCGGGTCATGTCCTCGTAGGCGCGGTTCCTGAGTCGGTCGTCGCCGAGGATCGACATGAGTCCCGAGACGCCCCAGTCCGGGCGAAGAGCATTAATCGCCCCGGCGATGCGGGTGGCCTCTTGCTTGTTCATGAGCCCATCCCCATCGCGCTCGCGCGTGTACTTACTGATGGGGATGGGAGATAAGCAAGAAGACGGGGGACAAGGGGACTAGGGGACAAGGGGACTAGGGGAGTTGGGGTCTCCATCAGTGGTGCCGTTGTCGATGCGATGTTCGATGCCATTGCCGATCACATCCCCGATGCCATGCGCGATGCGGTCTTGGTAACAAGGTCGAACGCATCAGGCTCGATCTCGGCAAACCCGTGCCACCCGGTCAGGTCCTCGTTGTCCCGGTACAGCCGCGCCATCTCGTCTACGAGGGCGTCCCGGATCTCGAGCGACAGCACCTTGCGGTACGCCCGCGCGGCAGCTTTGCCCATGTTGACCCGGTCGAAAAGCCCGTCATGCCGCACCAAAGACCGCACGCACATTTCTGCGGTGCCCTCGTCCACGATGATGAACCGGGCGTCGTGCAGCTCGGTTAGAGCCGCCGTCGATCTGCGCTTGTTCCCGTCAGCTGTCAGGCCGGCGATGCGTTGCGGGATGTAGTCCGCTCTCCCGACGTGGGACAGATCTGGGCTACTGAGGACCGCGAAGTATGCGTGTTGGGCGTCCGTCCTCAGTGCTCGGAAGTCGCGGTCGTGCCAGATTCGCGTGTAGATCCGTGCGAAGTTGCGCGCCATTAGGCACCGCCCGCGTCGATGATGGCTCTCGCACCGTCGTTTTGGCGCTCGATCTTGTTCTTGACGACGCCGCACATGTACCTGAAGACGGCCTCGGGGCGGACCATCTGGTTGCTGGCGGAGATGGTGACGGCGTCCTCGAGTTCGACGATCGGCAGACCACTCGCGTAGTACGACCAGATCGTTCCTTCCCAGTCGTTTGGCAGCGGGATGGCCTTGTGCAGCGCCCCCCAGGTCCACTGGTCCCAAGCCTTGCGGAACCGGCGCACGTAGGCATTGCGCTTCTTGCGGTCCGCCTGGCGGTCGGCGTTGTACGCGGCGATGGCTCGAGACCACCGGAGTGCGTCCTCGGCGACGTTCGACACGAGCTGGGCGTCCGGCGACGTTGACGTCTTGCCGGCGTTGCAGTCCTTGCATGCTGCCACGAGGTTGTCTGGGGCGTCGCTGCCTCCAAGTGCGGTGGGAATGACGTGATCAACGGTGATCGGGTTCTCGTCACTGCGGCAGTAGCGGCACGTGTAGTTGTCGCGTTTGAGCACCTCGAAGCGGGTGCGCTTGCTGACTGCCATCTACGCCACCTCCTTGACCCGCGCCGAGTGCCGCTGCCAAGCCTTCGCCAGTGCGCCCGTGGTCATGCCGAGCCGCGGTGCGAATCGACGCAGCTGGGGCGCGATCGGGAGCCTTGGGTCGAAGCCGAGCCACTCGAGGTCTTCGACGACGTTGGCGCCGCGGTGGTGCGGCCGGGGCTCGATTTGTCCGCGCCGGAGTCCGCGCGTGTAGCAGGCTCTGCAGAGTCCGCGGATCCGCTCACCCTGGTTCGCGCCGCGTCGGGTGCGACAGTCGATGCACGCCGGCGACTTGGCTCCTGGCGCTCTCAGAACGGTGCCTGCTCGCTCGTTCCCCATGCCGAACCACCTCCCTGCTGGTCCCAGGGGTTGCTGGTGGACTGCTGGATGGGCGCCCCGGTGCCGTTCTTGGCCTTGGGGAGCGCCTTGGACACGCGGCCGTACTTGATCTCGACGCTGAGTCGCTTGGTGCCGTCCTTCTCGTACTCGCGGACGTTGAGCAGGCCGACGACGGTGACGAGGTCGCCCTTCTGGAGGTTGTGGGCGGCGGCCTCAGCGTCGTCACCCCACTGGTCGACGGAGAGCCAGGTGGTGCCGATGGTCTTCCACTCGTCGCCCTCCTTGCGTCGTTCGTCGCAGGCCATGCGGAACTTCGCGACGGCCTTCCCGGACGGCGTGAAGCTGAGGTCCGGGTCCGCGCCGAGTCGTCCGGTGGCGGTGATGGTGGGGAGGGTCATGCGTGCTCCTTGATGGGTCGTCTGATGAGTCCGTGGGTCCAGGCGCCGGTGAACGGTTCGCCGAGGTCCGGGACGTGGCGTTCGATCTCGAGGCAGTCGCGGCAGGTGGTGGAGGCGCGCTTGTGCCACTTCCTGTGTCGTCCGCAGGTGTCGCAGGGGCGTTGGTTGTTATCCACGTCGCCTGCCTCTGGGGTCGGTGCCGTATTCCTGGCCGGTGACGAGGGATGGGTGGAGTCCGTAGCCGACGAGTTCGGCGTCGGTGGGTTCGGTCCAGACCTTCGGCGGGGTGGCGTGGTCCTGGTAGTCGGCGTTGGCGAGTGCGGACGTGCGGTGCCACTGGGAGGTCCAGCGGCAGGGCTTGCACTCAACGCGCCACCGCTTGCCCTGGCCGTAGATGAAGCGGTCCTGGAGGTTGGCGAAATGATCAGTCACTGGTCCTCCGGGCGGGTGTGGTTGATCCCGGTGATGAATCCGGCTTGGTGGTGGGTGCCGACGCCGTCCTCGTAGCGGTCTTCCTGCTGGTCGTCCTTGCCGAACGAGAGGTGGAAGTCCAGCGACAAGCGCATGGCTCTGAGGTCGAGGTGCATCACTCGCCGCCCCCGCTCCGCAGCTCGGTCGCGCGCTCGCTGATGAGTCCCTGCAGGCCCTCGTCCTTCGTGGCCGTGTACCAGGCGCGCAACTGGTCGAGGTCCGTGCACGCTGCGACCTGCTCGGCGGTGGGCTCGGGGAGTGGCGTGGGCGCATCGGGCAGGGGTTCGACCTTGTACATCGCCGACTTGCCGCGCGAGACCAGCAGAGGGACGGACTTCGGCCCGTCGATGTGCGACAGGTGACTGATCCGCGTGCCGCCGACCTTCTCCTTCCCGAACATCACGGACTGGTCGCAGAACAGGGTCACGCGCCGGCCGACGTACTGGCTCGCGTCGGCACCCCACGCGGAGACCAGCACGCGTCGCATGGACTTGCCGGGTCGCCACGGTCGCGGGAAGCCTGCAAGGTGGATGTTGACCGGCTGCTCGGCGTTGCCCTTGCTGACCCGCTCGATCGTGAACGTGCGCGGTCCGGACACGAGTTCGATCGCGTCGAGCTGGTCGGAGTTGGGGGCGATGGTGTCACTGATGTCCATGTCAGAGTCCCGTCATCTCAAGGTCGAAGGTGAGCCGCTCGGTCGTCGGCAGCCCGTGGGTCTTGGTCTCGTACTGGGCCTGCATCTCGGCGGCCTTGATCTCGAACTGCTCGACGGCGGCGAGGATGGTGTCGAACCATCGGACGTCGGCGTGGATGCGCTGCACGAACGGCGGCATCCCTCCGCAGTACGAGATGTAGTCGCACCATTCGCGCGAGGACACGAGCAGCCCGGTCTGCACCTGGGCCATGTGCTGCATGGGCATCTGCCCAGCGACGTGGGTCAGTAGATGCGCCTTGGACCTCGGGGCCTTGATCTCGATCAGGCCGTCGTCGCCGACTAGGCCGTCGGGCGAGTAGCCGATGCGGTGGCCGTCGTTGAAGTCGCGGACCATGAACCCGATCTGGTCCACGACGACGTTGTTCTTGCTGGCGTACCAGTCACGGGCGATGGGCTCGACGTCGTGGCCGCGCTGCATGTCGTCGTTGAAGTAGGACGGCTCGGACCAGCCAGTGATGCGTTCGGCGACGAGGAGCGCGCGAAGTCCGCGCGCTTCGTCGTTCTCGGCGACCTTGATGGTCTTCGGCGTGATGAGCTTGCCGACGACGGAGGCGGTGATGAGTCCGCGTCTTGCCGCCAGCCACTCCTCACTGCCTTGCTCGAGGTGGTCGTAGGTGTGGAGTGTCATGCTCTTTCTCCCGTGGTCAGCGCGATCAGGTCGCGCAGGGTCATGAAGACGATCTGGTCGCCTGGGTCAGTGGTGCCGCGTCTCTTGGCGATGACGAGTCCCACGTCGGCGTCGTCGTTGCCTCGCTCGGTCTCGGCTTCGTTGAGCCACGGACCGATCTGGAATCGGCCGCCGTAGTCCTTGAGTTCGGCGACGATCCGCCGGCCAGCGAATCTCCACCCAGCGATGTCGCCGCGGTCTTTCGCGCCGGTCTTGACGCGGCGGTCGATGCGGTCATCGACGTGCTGAGCGAGGTGGTCGGCAATGAGGCGTTCGAACCGGGATCCGGCGGCCTTGGCGGTTGCTCGGTTGCGGGTCATTTCGGCACCTGCTTCTTGTTCTTCTGATGCCTTCTATTGCAGGCGCGGCAACGTCTTTTCCCGTCGTGCCGGTACGTGTTCGCCTCGTCGAACTCATGACCCCACTTGCAGGCCGTAAGACGGGCACTCCTGCGGCGAGAGTTTTCCTGGTGCGTTACCGGCTCCAGGTGTTCCGGGTTGATGCACTTCCGGTTGAAACAGAGGTGATCGATTTCAAGTCCGTCGGGAATCGGGCCGACCTGAAGCAAGTAGGAGATCCGATGCGCCCCAAAGGACTTGCCAGCCAGGGCAAAGTTCCCGTACCCGTGCGAATCCAGGCCTCCAGTCCAGGTCCAGCAACCGCTCTCCTTGTCCACGACAAAGAACGTGGCAAGTCGGCTGCGCGCATCGTCTGCTTGACGGCGTGTCAGCTCAGTCATCCCACTCACCCGCCCGTCCCCGGTCGTGCGCTTCCTCGGCCAGCAGGTCGTCAGCGCATTCCTTGCAGCAGTGGTCCCACCAGTCGAGTTCGTTTCGCTCGCATCTGGGGCACAGTGGGTCGCTCCACTGCTGGGGCTTGGGTGCGGGTGCGGGCCAGAGCGGCGACAGGTTGGGACCGTCGAGCAGGTCGGCGGGGTCGGGTCGGTCGTCGCTGGGGTAGGTCTGGCCCGCGTGCTCGAGCTGGCCCCACATGCTCGGGTTGTCGTCGGGGAGGTTCATGCGGCGGCCTCCGCCCACGCGTGAAGCGCATCGCAGATCGCCGCGAACGCCTGCTGCTGGACCACGCCGTTGCCGCAGAGCTTCAATGCCTCGTTGCGGGTCACGTCGGGCACGTCGGTGATCCATCCCGCGGGGAGGCCCATCATCCACTCGGTGAAGCGGGGGCTCAGGCGGTGCGCGCCACCACGCCCGGTCGGCTCAGTGGGTGACGGCGCAGGAAGGCCAGTGGTCGACTCCCAGCGGGCGATAGCGGGCGCGTACTGACCGAATCGCGTGAGCGCGTCGTCCATCTTGGCCCGGAAGTCGCCGCTGATCTGACCGTGCGCGGCGGGCGATGTCGAACCCACCATCGGCGTCGGCAGTAGTCGTCCGTCGAACACGAGGTCGCCGAGCGTGTCGCCGACAGCGTGCGGACGCGCCGTCTCGCTACGGTTCGCGGTGCTGTTGCGTGCCCCCTTGGCGTCCGTGACTACCGGCGTCGGCAGCAGGGTGACCGCAGTGCGCAGGTCGAGCCCACCGTCGCCATGCAGGCCGGCCCCATTCGTGTCGCTCGTGCGCGGGGAGGGCAGCAATGCCCCTGTCAGCGCCGTCGCGTCTCGGCGCTGGTTGTGGCCCTTCACGTCTCGGGTGGTCGGGGTAGGGAGCAGGCCGCGCTCGGCAGCATCAAGTCGCCCGACGAGCCGCGCTGATTCGGACCCCCTTTTGTGCCGTCCGTCGCTCGCGGTGTCGGCAGCAACTCGATGACCGTGTTGTGCAAGTTCGCCTGCGCGCCCTCCCGCTCGTGTAGGCGTGAATCGGTGCCTCGCTGCGTCGTCGTCGGCGTCGGCAAGACGGGCGATGACAAAGACGCGGAACCGTCCATGCGGGGCGCCCACGTCGGCAGCGCGTAGGCCACGCCACTGGCAGTCATACCCGAGGTCGGAAAGGTCTCCGAGAACACGTCCGAGTGCCCGCAGATGCACGCCTGATCCGTCTCCCACACATCCCGGGCAGGGCTCCACCGCGCTATCGGCTGCTGCTGAATACGCTCCACGGACGTTCTCCCAGATGACGTAGGTGGGTCGCAGCTGCGCGATCGCTTCACGCATGGCGACCCAGAGGTTTGAGCGGGTGCCGTCGGTCATGCCAGCGCGTCGGCCGGCGTGACTGAGGTCTTGACAGGGTGAGCCGCCGGTGATGATGTCGACAGGCTCGACGGCGGACCAGTCAGTTGCGGCGATGTCACCGAGGTTGGGCGCGTCAGGGAAGCGGTGAGCAAGCACCTTGCACGCGCCCTTGTCGATGTCAGCGACCCAGGCAGTCGTGGCGTCGAAAGCCGCTTCCGTTGCAAGGTCCAGTCCGCCGTAGCCGCTGAAGAGGGATCCGACTCTCACGACTCCCTCCCCACCCGCACGACGGCGATGAGCGTGGCCCCGGCGATGACGGGCAGCAGGAGCAGCCAGTAGACGACCGGCACTCGGGTGGGGTCGATGGCGTGCCAGCCTGCGTGGACGGTGATGCGTGCGCCGGGGTGGGTGGCGAGCAGGCTGGCGGCCAAGAGGGTGATGAGCAGGTAGATGAAGGGGAGGAGTCTCATCGCTTGACCTCCCGCGTCCCGAGCGTGTGCGACTCGCCAAACTCAGAACCGAGCAGCGCCAGTCCGGTCTCCTCGGCCTCGAACAGGATGGGGATGTCGGCGAGGTCGTAGGTGCCGTGAGCGGTCTGCACGCTGGTGCCGACCTCATTGAGAGCGCGTGCCAACTTGGCAGCCCACTCGACGACCTCCAGCGGGAACTCAACGCCCCGCTTGTACTCGGCGCTCATCCCTCCACCCCCGCGAGGATGGCGTCAGCGACGGCGTCTGAGCGTTCTGCTCGATCGACCGGGAACAGACGGCCCTCAGAGAGGTGCAGCATCATGACCTTGGCCTCGAACTCAAGCCAGTCCGCCACGGCGAGCGCGACGGTGGGGTCGAGCAGCGCGATGTAGGTGGCGTCTTCGGTGCCGCAAGCCCCGAAGTCACCGTCTGCCGCAGTGGCGACCGAGTCGCCGCGGTAGTCGTAGGACGTGTTCTCGGGCAGTCCGCGAACATCCGCACCTCGCGACTTCGGGTCGACGTACCACGGCCCAGGCGTCGCAGCCTCGGCCCGCTCCCGCAGCACCTTCGCAGCCCGTCGGAGCTTCTCGGCGGCGGTCATGCGTGGTCACCGTTGGCGGCGTCGACTGCGGCGAGGAAGTCGATGACATCCGGGCACGCGCCTGGCTGATCGTGGCTGTGCTCAGCGCGCAGCCGGTCCAGCGCCTCGGTCGGGACGGCGGTGGCGGGGGTGAAGGCGGTGACTTCGCGGGCCTTGAGATGGACGAGGCCGTGGTCGTCGGCGTAGGTGTGCCCCGTCCGGTTCAGCAGGTCAGTCGGCTGAGCCCACGACCCGAAGAGGTTGCTGACCTCGACGCCGTACTCGGTGCGCCCGCTGGCCCACCCCAGCGTCGGCTCGGTCGGCAGGTCCACGGCGGGGGTGGGGCGGTCGAGGAGGAACCACAGGCCGCGCGGAGTCATCTGCACCGAGTCGGGTTCGGTGACGCGCCACTCTCGCGCGTCGTCACTGACGGCCGACTCCCAGCGCACGAGGTCGCCCACGCGCAAGAGGTCGGAGTCGATCGGCTCCTTCATGCCCGCCCACCCCGCTTCGAGTCCAGGTCGATGACGTCGGCCAGGTGCTCGCGGAGGGTGACGATCTCGGCGTGGTTGGCGTCCTCGGCGGACGTGTCGAGGTAGGTGTCGTGGAGTCGCTTGCCGGCCGGGTGCAGGGACATCGCGAGGGCGACGTCGGCCTGGTGCTGCTGGCGGTCGGTCAGGTCGCGGAGGAGGGCGAAGTCGATGGTCATCGGGGGTCACCCACGTAACGCACGTACAGATCGCGCTTCTCGCCGTTCGCGCGGCTGGTGGCCTCGAAGGCTCCGGCGGGTTCGAACGCCCGCGTCTGCCCCTTGTTGATCTGCGTCACCATCGCGGCGTTGTTGATCGTCCCCACGAGTGCCCATTCGCCCGGACGCGACATGAGTTCGTCGGCGACTTCCTGCCAGTGGCGACTCGGCTTGGTCCCTCGCGGATCGGGGGGCGGGTTCTTGAAGGTGATGCGTGGATCGGACATGCGATACTCCTTGGTGAGTTGTTTCGTGAGGCCCGCCGCGGTTGTGGAAGATCCGGCGGGTCTTGCGTTGGGTGGGGGTTCAGGCCGCTCGCCACTGAGCGATCGGATGACCATTCGTCCGGGGATCGGTCGACGGCACGTAGCCCGTGCGGACGATCCGCTTCGCACGAGCTGCCGCCTGGACTCGAGCGCCAATGACGTGCTTCTCGCGGACGTCGGCCAGCAGGGGGCGCAGGTCGTTCAGTGACCACTCGCCGCCACGACGGATCCGGTCAGCCAGCACGCGGTCGACCAGGGCTGCGTCGTCCGGGTGGGCATCGACCGTGCGAGTCATCCCCTCGTCTCGGCGTTGGCGGGCGAGCTCGAGGTTCGCCATGTGGCCGGTCGGGGTGCACGGGAGCCGATGACCTTGGACGTCGGGCCGTGGGTCGCAGCCGCAGGAGGTGCAGCGGCCGGGGAGGTCGGTGCCGATGGGGGCGGTCATGCTGCGGCCGCCTTGTCGTAGGCCGCGACGATCGCCTTGGGCAGTCGCCCACGATCCGAAACCTCGAACCCGTTCAGGCGCGCCCACTCGCGCACGTCCCGCCGGGTGCGCTTGACGCTGGTGGCGCGCATGCACCGCTTGCACTGACGCCGGCCGGTCGGATTGACGTACAGGTCACCCTCGGTCTCGATCAGGTGCGCGCCGCCCTGGCAGAACATCCCGACCTCGAGCGAGTGGCCGCGCCGGTTGTTCTCGCCCCGGGTGACGACCTCTAGGTGATCGGGGTTCACGCAACGCTTCTGCGAACACAGGTGGTCGATCGTCATGCCGTCCGGGATCGGACCGTGGGCGTCCTCGTAGGCGACGCGGTGGGCAAGGTGCGACTTGCCCTGGATGGCGAAGCAGCCGTATCCCCGCGAGTTGAGAGCTCCGGTCCAGACGATGCAGTCGGAGGGTCGCGTCTTGGCGTGGAAGGTGTCGGGAAGAGTCATCACTTTCCCTCCATCCACGCGTCGAGTGCGGTGATGTGGATGCGCCAGTGGCCGCGGTCCTTGCGCTGGGCGCCGACGAGGGTGCCGTCGCGCAGTGCGTCGAGGACAGTGCGCTCGCTGTAGCCGGTGTAGATGGCGGCGGTCTGGACGGTGTGCCAGATGCGGCGGTCGAGGTCGGTCTTCATGCGGGAATCCCACTGTCTCGCGTGGCAGTTGCAATACTGCACATGCGATCAACGCGGTGCTCGTCGAAGTAGTCCTCCAGGTCGACTTCAAGCCAGCGGCTGATCTTCTCGGCGATCTTCTCCGATACGTCACGGTCATCGCCCTGCTCGAGCAGCGAGATGTACTGCTGCGTGCAGCCGGCGAGCGACGCGAGCTGGACCTGACTGAGGCCGCGATCCTTGCGGCGACGGCGGAGTCGCTCCGGGTTCTTGACGTACATCCAGACCTCGAATCGTGAGCGGTTGCTTCTGCGACTCATCATGCTCCTTCGTTCGGACGATTACAACCAACACGGGAGACAGTAGCAGTGAGTTGTTACTTGTACAAGTAGACCTCGGGGGCGGTTTCGACCGGGGTTTCAGGGGTAAGCCACACTGAGGCCGGGCAATGACTTGTGATTGCACCGTTGTCATTCGTTGTACAAACCTTCCAACTGCCCGGAGAGTCCTCGTCATGACCGATCTGGCAAGCCTGCTGACCCGCGGACTCGCGGCACGAAGCGACAAGCGCGGCGAGAACATCTCGCCCCACGCTGCGTGGCTTGAGTTCGCGCACGTCGACGGCAAGCCGATCGTGAGTTACGAGCTCATCCGACGGATCCTCAACGACGAGCACACGAACATTGGCGACCGAGCAGCTGATGCAGTCGCAGCGATGGCCGGCGTGCCCGTCGAAGAAGTTCTCGAAGCGGCGGGAAAGCGTCCCCGCCTCAAGCCCTTCGCACTCCCCAAGCGAGCCGACCGGCTCAGCAGGGAAGAGCGGCGAGTGGTTCTCGGAGTCGTCAACGCAATCCTCGACGCCCACGAGAAAGAAGGTTCAGGCAGTGGCACGCCAGCTCAGAAGATCGTGAGGGCGGACGACGTTCCGCCCAGCCCGTTCAATCCGGCCGACGCCCCGGTATTCCGCGAGGAAGATACGGAGCAGCCCAATCAGTGATCTAGGTCGGCCATCGCATCAAGCATGGCGCTGACTCGCTCGTCCTGGTTCATGGCGACGTCCATCAAGAGGATGCGTTCCCCGCAGATGGTGACGATGGCGGCCGAGTAGCCGAGGTTCTCGATGTCGAAGACCCGCATTGCTCGAGGTCCAATCTCCGCCCGCGCTTTGTGCGACACGCCGACACGCGGGTGATCGGCGTCGTGAACAAGGTTCTCTGATATAACCACGCGCCGCTGACAGTCTGTGTCGTGGACCACGGATACCGTAGGTGCATGGCATGGGCAGAGAAGTTGGCGAGCGGACGCTACCGAGCGATGTACCGGGATGCGGCTGGAGCCAAGCGGAACGCGACGCCTCGCAAGACCTACACGCATAAGGGTGAGGCGAGGCGCATCGCTGGTGAGGTCGAGGCGAAGGCTCGCCGCCACCAGCACCGCGACGTCTCGGGTGGTCGTGACCGCTGGGGTGACTGGTGTGAGGAATGGTGGCCGACGCGAACGGTAGAGGACTCCACGCTGCGCACGGAGGCGTCGCGGCGGGACAACCACCTGATGCCCCGGTGGGGTCAGGTTCCGGTGGGTGCCATTGACCGGCAGGAGATCAAGGCATGGCGGGCGACCATGCGTCGCGCTGGGCAGTCGAACTCGAACATCAACCGCATCGTGGCGCTGCTGCGGGTGTCGCTCACCGCAGCGGTGGACGCCGGCAAGATCGACCACAACCCGGCGTTGGGTCTGCGCAACCTTCCGGAACCCCCGCCGAGTGACCGGTTCCTGACGGAGGACGAGTACAACGCCATCCTCGAACAGATGCCGACGCTTCGGGACAAGCTCATTCTCACCATGCTCGCGTCGACCGGCCTGCGCTGGGGCGAGATGGCCGGGCTGCACTGGAACCGCGTCGACTTAGATGCGGGCCTCCTCGCGGTGCAGGAGACGTTCTCCGAGAAGTCTGGGCTCATGAAGGCATACCCCAAGGGTCGGCGACGCCGGACGGTGCCGTTGCCGGAGTGGCTGGTCCCCATGTTGCGCGATCTCGAACCTAGGGGCACGGACTGCGGTGTGGGGCATGTCGTGGGGCAGTGCCGATCGCCCCTGGTGTTGACGACGCCGCGGGGAGCAGTCCTACGCAACAGCAACTGGTCGCCCGTGTTTCGGCAAGCCGTGGCCGACGCCGGCATCGAGCCGGTGACGATCAAGGAGATGCGCGCAGCCGCTGCGTCCTGGTGGCTGGATGGCGGCAGCGAACTCGCGGAGGTGCGCGACCTGCTGGGCCACCTCGACCCGAAGACCACGGACCGCTACGCTCGGAGGAACAAGGCCAGGGATTCAGCCGCCGCGGCGGCGATTCCCCGGCCGAAGTTCTGA